CCGGTACGGTGTGCATCATCAAATCGGGTAACTGCAAATAGTCCTTTGCTTGCATACTTAGGCAAATATCGGCTATCTTATTCCGTATGATTTCCTCACAGCCCTTTTTTACGTCACAGCGCACTACTATGTTATTCCAGCTATGGGTTTCAAAGTAGGTTTCGCGGTATTTGGTTACTGACTTACCAAGCCTTACGCCTTTATCCACACAGTACATTTGCCCCCATAGGTCGATTAGCCCATTAGGTGCAGGGGTGCCGGTCAGACCGATTACACGCTTTACACTTGGCCGGGCGATTCGCATAGCCTTAAACCTTTGCGACTTGGAATTTTTGAAGCTGGTTAACTCGTCGATAACCAAAACGTCAAACGGCAATTTGCCGCCGTAAAGTCCTACAAGCCATACAAAGTTATCACGGCCTATAACGTAGATGTCGGCTTTTTCGGCTAACGCCATTTTGCGCTGTTTTTCCGTGCCCATGACCTTTGCCACCTTCATGCCTTGCAAGTGGTTCCATTTGGCCGCCTCCGTAGTCCATGTGGTTTCGGCTACCTTTTTGGGTGCTACTACCAGTGCGCGGCTAATCTCGCACTCGTCAATAAGCTCCTGTATTGCAGTAAGGGTTACGACTGACTTGCCTAAACCCATTTCCCACAATAAGGCACTTTCGGGATGTTGTATTATCCATTCAATCCCTTTTAATTGATAGGGATAGGGGTTAAAGTTTATCATGTTCACTATGCCATTTACGGTGTAATGCTTGTGACGCAAACACCATTAGATTTTCGGGGTTGTTGTTTCGTTTGTTACCGTCGATATGGTGTACCACCTCACCCGGTTTAAGTGGTCGGCCTAATATTTGTTCGGCTACTATTCTGTGGGTATGCCGCCCATGAGTTTTTTCGTAGGTATCTTTTTTACCTTTGCCAATTTTGGCAGCTCTTAAACGTCGGCGATTTTCCTCAGTGGGATTTATCCGACGAAATGTGTTTGCGCCAATTTCTCGTAAATAGTCGCTGGCACATTCGGAACTACAAAACACATGGTTTTTAATATCAGATTTTAGCCGTTTAAAGATTTTGCCGCATTTTTCGCATTTTACGGTAGCCTGTTTTGCAGCATGGTAACACGATTGACTGCAATAGTTAATCGGTTTTATGGTCGATGGCCGCCGGTCAAATTCTCGTCCGCAGGTATCGCACTTTACTTTCATTGCTTGGCTAATTTAATCAGTTCGTCGATGTCGGCTTTATTGTCTATCACTTTCACCAAATGCCCCATGCCGATTAACTCAGCTATGCGTATTTGCTGTATCTTTGTTGGCTTCCGTCCTTTGCTTTTTAGTTCTGCCCAAACTACGCCACCGCCCGGAAGCACTAACAGGCGGTCGGGATAACCTACCATGTTAGGGTTAGAGTATTTGAGGCACAGCAAACCGTTTTGTTTTGCCTGTTCCACTAAATACCGCTCTATCGCCTTTTCCGATACGTCGGCATGGTGGGTTAAATTCTCGATACTTCGTTTGTTCATAGCGGCAGTAGTTTTATTTCCTTTTGGTCACGTAGTTTTTTGAAAACCTCGATAACTCCGGTGGGGTTCCTTTCCGGGGTAGTTCTCACTCGCGCTATTTCTCGCCGCAGAGGTTCGGAAGCGTGGATTATAACTACAACCTCCGCGTTATCGGGTAGGTCTTGCAGTGCTTCTAAAAGTTCTTTTTTAGTCATTTCTTATTTGGCTACCGTGGCAACTTAAATTTTGGCATACATATATAAATAAATAGATATATGCTTATTTTTTCTAAATTACCACTATAAAACATTACTTTTCTAAATAGTTATATATTTAAGTTGCCATAGTTGCCATATAACCTAACCGCTTTATTTATCAGCTTTTCCGTGGTAACTGAACGCGGCAACTAAGTTTTTTTTCTTGGTTGCCAGTTGCCACGTTTTTGTTTTCTGTGGTTGCTGGCAACTAAGTTTTGTCACTTTGGCAACTCTAACTTAGTTGCCAAAAACTATATGTCGCCCTCATACTCGATGTCGTCTTTTAGAGGTCGGGCAAAACTCTTTTGCCGCCCATATAGTTTTTCCATATACCTGCTTGTACTCCTGCGCTCCCAGCCCATTTCATCTAACAGGCGACACACCCGGCGCGATAGGTACTTATATTCTTTGTCCGACATTTCACGCCCCATGCGCTCACAGATAAACTCAGCCGCACAAATCTTGTCGCGTCGCACTGTGCCTATCTCGTCGAGTGGGTCAGGGTTCTTGATATACGCACGGCGGCGGTTTAACTCCCAGCTGTCCCAGTCGGCAGGTAGTTTCATGTCTAAAAATACAGTGAGCATATCGCGTATCGGGTCGTCGTTATCGTCGTTGTACTGGCTTTGTCGCTGGCGTGCTTCCGCTTCTAAATCGCCGGGCAAATATAGTTTTTCGCCCTGCTTCCAATACTCGACAGCCTCGGCCCAAAGCTGGTTTCGGTCACGTATGAGCGCGTCGGCAAAGTCGGGATATTTGCGCAGCTCCGGATTAACGGCAATAACCCAAAACCGGCGGTTTCCTGTGTCGCCTTTGAGAAAATAAGCCTCATTAGTCGTACCGCAAAATACACACTGGCGCGGATGTTTTTCTACTACCGTACCGTATGCTGCGCGGTAAATATCATCGCGGCGGCTTATGTAGTTTTTTACCTGCTCCACGTCGCTACGCTTGATACTTGATAACTCGGCCAGTTCTATGACCCAGCCGCACCGTAGCTGCTCCATGCCGCTTTTGCCCTCTGTGGTTACTAAGCTGTCGTTAAACCAGTCGCCGCCCATAATGCTAAATAGCGTTGATTTACCGATACCCTCGTCACCGGCTATGATTAGGCAATAATCATACTTGCAACCGGGCTGCATGATACGTGCCACGGCAGCGGTGAAATGCTTCCGTGTCATAGCCCTATTTAGCGGTGTATCTTCGGCACCGATATAGTCGATAATCAGACGCTCTAACCTCGGTGTACCGTCCCACACCAAACCGTTTAGATAATCTCTAATTGGGTGTATGCGGTGCCGGGTTAATACTGCGTCCTTAGCGTCCTTGATTTTGTCTTTGCCGGTGATTTCGTAGCGTTCATCTAAGTATATACGTAGATTAGCATCATCGCGGTTGCCCCATTGTGTAGCTTTTTTGTCCCACGGCAAACCACCTCTGACTAAATCGAAGCCGCTAAACAAATCATGCCACAAATGCCCTGCCAGTGCCGGGTCATTCTCCAGTATGCAGATTATGTTTTTGGCAGTGCTTTTAATGGTGCCTTTGCGGTCGCGTTCCAAATCGGCCATCCAATCGGTGTTAGGTTCCTCGTCGCCCTCAGTGTCAATGTCGGCAAAGTCGCTATCTGCGTCGGCTAACTTTTCTTTAGTGAGCAAAACGCGCACGGTCTTATCTGCGGCTACAAAGTCCTGCATTTTTTGATACGACGGTAGCCGGGTAATTTCAGTTACTCGGCTACCCTCATCGTGCAGCCCAAAAAGATGTATGCGCACTATGTCAAAGGCGTTGCACAGCTTCATACTTGCCGGGTCAGTGTCATGGTGCGAAAATGCAAATTTACTTTCGTATGTGACGCAGCCACCGGCGACGCTACCAGCCTTATAGGTATATCGTCCGTCGCTGGCGGTCTTTTCGTACACGTCCGGTAAAAATTTTTCTATCGCCTCCTCGATGGTATAGGCACGGCAAAACGCGCCGATTAGTCCGGGCTTCTCGGTCGGGTCGCCAGCCTTGCGGATTTCGTGCGCCAGTACGTCGCCCTCTCGGCTCGACATGGGCCACTCGCTAACGTCCTGTGGGTTGCGGTAGGTCGCCAGCACAGCGTCAACGTCAAAGGCCCGGCCATCTTGGTAGTCGAAAAAATACTCACCGTCGCGGCTGGTGCTGGGCCAATAGAATAGGCGCGGCAGCTGGTAGGTCGTATGGTCGAAAAGTTCGATACCTATACGCGCAGTCCAGTAGCGGCAAACCGGCTCATACTCAGCCGGTGTTATCTGTCTGTTAGCCGGAAGTACCAAACGCAAACGCGGCTTTTCGGGCGTATGCTTATGCGTGCTGTATATCATAGCCGCGCAGTCGAAATTTAGGGTAAAGTCGTCCCATACGTCTGCGGTGCCAAAGTCAATGTCGAGCGTAACCAGCGTGCGGTACAGCACGTTTGCAGTCTTTCGTGTGCCGTTGGATAGATAGCCACCGACAAAACCGCCCACGTCCTTAATGCCGCTTTGTTCCTCGCGGCTCATGCGCAGATATTCGCGCATTGTTTCGCTGGTGCGCTTGGTATCGGCGCACTTGGCTAAAATGTCGCTCCACTTCCACAGTTTGTTACGCCATTTTTTCGATAGTCGGCTGTGGGCTGTGGCTATGTCTAAATCAAAGTCAAATTTTAATTTATCCATTAGTCACGCCCCCCCCCAGTGCGGTACGGAAATAACCGGCGTTTGCTTCGTCGGTTATTATCTCGATTTCGCGCACGCCGACATTAGGTTTTTTAATGCGCAGCTCACACGTCGGGGTGTCCTCGGCTTCCATGAGCGCAAACACGCCGGGTATTTCGGTGCGTGGTATTCTAAAACGTAATGTGGTTGTCGCCATAGTTATTACTGTTTAAAGCGGTCGGGCAAAAATGAAAATATATGTTTGATAACCTCAATAGTCCAGCCGTTACCCAGCATCTTGTATTGCTGTGTTTCCGACACTACCCATTTGTACCAGTCCGGCACAGTTTGTAAGCGTGCGCACTCGGTAGGGGTCAACCGTCGTATGCGAGTATGTCCCCCCCCAGCCTCGGTTAATACTTTCAGCGTTCGGCCTCCTGTACCCTGCATAAGTGCCGGGGTTTTTCCGTCGGGATGGTAAACCCTGTTTTGTTGGTATGGCTGGGTGTTGTGGCTCTCTTTACTGGGGTTAACTTGTATAATTTCGTTTTGCACGGTTGCTTTGGTATTTTCTAAAATCAAATTATCTTTGGTTACAGTAGTCAAACAGTTAGTTTTACCCATTACCGGGCATGGCTCTAAATGCTGCTCTATACCTCCGTCCGGGGCGATGTTCCGTCCCCTCGATGCTACGCAGATATGTTCTTTTTCATTCTCCATTTTCTAAGATATAGGGTCGGGTGCCAAATCCATCATAACCGTTACTATAGGTAGCCGTTATGCACGGTACTTTACCGCTGCTATTGAATTTTAAGCCGCCGCCATTTTTGAGGTATGGGTTAACTATTGTCTGACTATTACCAAATCGCGCGTGTATTTGCCTCCGGCAGTTAGGGTGCTGCATTTCCCCCTCGTGGAATTTAGCGCGGAAGCCGTTACCGGCGGCTGCGTTTCTTTCGTTATAGCCTAATAGGGTCTGCACGGTTTCATCTTTCAGATAGTATTTTTCGGGTACGCTATCCTCTGTAATGTCTTTTAGGTATAGTTCCCTATCGTCGGGCTGGGGTATGTCGGCGTATATAGTCGTATCGAATAATGTACCACCGTGTCGGGTGCGAATGTTAGTCCAGTAGATGCGTTTTCGTGTTTGCGCAGATACCAGCGCACTATTTATGTGTACGCCTACTACTCCGATGGCATCCGATAAAACCTTTTCCCATTTTTTACCCATTTCCACATTTTCAAGTAAAAATAGGATATTAGGGTTAGTTTCGCGCAGCTCGTTAAGTATGCGCATATATTCCCAAAATAGGTAACTTTGCCCCTCAAACTGCACCCCGGCGTTTTTAAGTTCTAAGTACCTCGACAGGGTGTATATTTCTACCTTTTCGGTGGTACTCATCCCGGCGCGCTTACCAGCAAAGCTAAAAGACTGGCACGGTGAGCCGCCTATTAGCATATCTACATGACCTAATGCGCGGCCGTCTATGTTACGCACGTCGCCCAGTTGGATAGTATCGGGGAAATTTGCCATAGTGTTTTGTATGGCAAATTTATCTACTTCACTGGCATAATATTTTGTTACCGGTATGCCTAACTCTTGCAGGGCTATACGTCCGCAGCTCATACCGTCAAATAGGCTTAGTACGATCATAATGTATTGTCAATGTAGTTAAGAATATCCGTTAATGTTTCTACTTTACGTTCCCATTTCATTAGTGCGGTAGTTTGGCGATCTGTGCCGTACCCGTCCATCGTTAGGTCTTTATAGTGTTCCACCATTTTTAAGGCGTGGTTATATTCACGCTTAACCAACGGCAAAACGATTTCAGCCTCTTTGACGGTCATAGCGTACAGGGTAGTATCATACGCGCAGTTTGGTATGGGTTGCTTTATTATCTCCATGCGGTATTTATTTTATGCAGTTCTTTTACTTGTGGGTAGATACCCCAAAACGGAAAAGATTTTCCGATAACGGTTATTTGGTAGAGGCTATCGGCTTGTATCGCTTGGGCGTATTCCGGATGCGCAAACAGGCCGTCTATGCCGATATGATAGGTGCCGTGGTCGGTAGTGAGCAAATAATACACGTCGGTATTAAATCCGTCCTTATCGCCGTGTGTTTTGGTGATCTTCTCCACGCCGTAGGCCGTCGCCGTAATTGTATGCTCGTCGGAAAAGCGTAGCCAGCAAATAGCACCTATCAGTAGTGCCAGCATTATAAGTGCGCTAATTATTCGTGCCATAGGGTTAGACTTTTTCGGTTAATGCTTGGTGTACTTCCTCGGCGCAGTTCTTAATGTATGGGCGCGTATCGCCGTCGGAATAATCGCACGTTTCAGCCCGCACCGTTACCCATATACCCAGTATCTTAACCTGTACTTTTACGGCGTAGTCGAAGCCTATGCGCCCGGAATTAAATACACTTTCCTTAATCCGGGTTTTAAGGCGCAGGTGCTTTACGATTTCTTTCATACGGCGGCGGTTAGTATGTTTGTATATTTCCATTTTATCGGATCGGTGTTAATTGCCCGGCTTGCGCCGGGCAAAGTGTAAAGAATAAAGTTTAACGGTTGAAATTAAATGCTGAAACCGGGCGCACTCTGCCCTTGTCGCTGGCCTTAGTGTGCCATGCGTCGAGGCCGCCGTCGTTGAGGTTCAGATTCCATGCGGTCGCCGCGCTGCCCTCTGTAGAAGTCCAGTACCATTTGCCGGGTATCTCTTGGCCGCCGACGTGACGCAGGGCCGCGTTAATCTCTTTGCGGTAGGTATAGATCAAATACATTTCGCCGACGCTGGGTATATACTCGCCGTCTTTGAGATTGATAGCCGGATTAAGGCCGATTTCGCGCAGGTGGTCGGTGTTAGCCTTTCCGTTCCAGTCGGCTACCGCGTCGATATATTCGGGTATATAGCCGTCGTAGGCGGTGGTGTCCCCATTGGTGGTTAGTGTTATGTCCTTACCTCCGGCCGCGTCGGTGAGTGCTACCACTACGGCGCGGTCGCCCTGCTTTACACCGATACCGATAACCGGGTTATCGCAGTCGAGTATTAGGTTAGTACCGGTGAACTTGTCGGCGCGGCCGTCTTTGGTGACGATATACACGCCGTCGGCCGGGGTGAGGTCTAACGCTACGGCGGTAGGTTCCGGGGCGGTGTCCTCGCCGTACTCCAGTGCTAACAGGATGTCGGCGTATTGCTTGATTTTGCGCAAATCCTGTGCGCCGTCTTTATCGCGGAAGCGAGTTATTAACTTCACGATATTGCCCTGCTCAAAATCGAGCTTATTAGCGTGTATGTACTCGATGGGCTGGATGGGGTATTTGGCGTAGTGGTCGCTGCCTACCTGTGTCTGTAAAACTTTTGGCTTGTTTGCTTCCATTGTAAACAAATGTTAAATTATTTTCAAATTTTCGATTTAAGCGCGTTTCGGGGTTCGGGTGATACTTTTACTATGTTTGTTATCTCTGTGCGCGTATGGGGCTTTATTTGCGTTTTGTGGGGTTTCTTAATCTTTGAGGTAGTACGGCGTGCTGTACCCGGCACCTTTTAGGGGCAAATCGCGGCACCAGTCTATCGGCTCGCTAAATAGTGCCTCTACGTCGGCCAGCGGTTGGCTTATGGGCGTTTCTACTACTATCTCGTCGTGGATGTGAAACACTATCGGCAGGTCGGCGGCTTTGGCGCGTAGCATAACGATGCCTAATATGTCGCGTGCGGTAGCCTGTACGATATTCTCGGTTAACTTACCGCCGTATGTCCGGGTCACTTCCCATTTTTTCGTAGTTTGGTTCATGCCCTCGTACTCTATAATTTCGTGGTCGCCGCGCCAGCCGTCGTTATATTCCATGTTCACCCGGGCGCGTGGGTAACAAAGCGTGCGGCCCGACGGCAGGGTTATAAGTAGCATACCCCAGCGGAAGCCGACGGCTATACCTCGGTGTATCGTCACGGTATTGCCGGTTTTGATAGCGGTAATAGCGGCTTTTTCCACCACCGCCCACAGTCTTACGGTATGGGGGTTTGCGTCGCGCCACTGGCGTACTGTCTGCTTTTCCTCATATTCGGTTAGCCCCATTTTAGAGCCGCCCATAGCCTCTAATGCCGACACGCCGCCGCCGAAGCCTAACGCCAGTACGGATATTTTACCCTTTTGGCGTAGGTGGGCGTTTCGGCCGTGCTTCTCGACAGGTACACCAAACATACGCGACGCGGTAGCACAATAGATGTCGCCGCCCTCGCGGAATACGTCCAGCACCCAGTTTTCCCCGGCTATCCATGCAATTACGCGGGCCTCGATAGCGGAAAAGTCGCAGACGTGGAAAATATTACCGGGTGAGGCGACAAACGCCGTGCGTATCAATTCGCTTAATACCTGTGTGACGTTGGCGTAGTTCATTTCAAACTCTTCCAAATCACCGGCTTTTACCAGCGTCCGGGCGTAGTCCAAATCGGCTAAATGATTTTGCGGCAGGTTTTGTATTTGCACCAGCCTACCGGCCCAGCGGCCAGTACGCGCAGCTCCGCAAAATTGTAATAGTCCGTGTATGCGTCCGTCGTCACACACGCACGTTTGCATAGCTTCGTACTTCTTGTTAGAGGTCTTAGCCATTTCACGGCGTAGAGCCATAACCCGGCGTGCTTTGGGCCAGTAGGTTAATGCGTCCTCGATTTCGTCGATGTTCTTTTTATTGATACTGGCAAACGCTAACCCGGTCGTGCGTTTCAAATACTCTTTAATCTGTGCCGCGCTGTTAGGGTTTTCCATGCCGGTTATCTGCTGCGCCTCTTTTAGTAGTTCGGCTTTATACTCGATGTCG